TACCAACTTGCGGCTGTGCGCTAGTTTGCATTTGTGAGCCAGAACGAACGGCGTTAAGCATATTGATTGGGTCTTGGCGCAAAGTTTGGGCTTCTGCAATTTGTTGTTGGCGAGCTCCAAGACCTTGTTGATAAGCCTGTTGTGCGCCTGTCAGTCCGGCGGTATAAGCTGCGTTTTGCGCTTGGCTATAAATGTTTTCGCGGCCAGCCTCTGCATCTTCCATCGCGGCGTCCCATGCTTCACAGCCACGGGTACTTCCCTGGTTAGCCCGTTGGTTTTCCCAGCTAGCTTGTTGGCGAGCCAAACGAGGTTCAACATAACGCATTGCATTAGCATAAGCGGCATCAGAAGCAGCTTTTTGAATTTCTCCAGGCGTTCCTAGCGCAGTCATTCCAGCAAACGACAGAGGCTTGTCAAGTGCTTTTTGAACATAACCAACACCGGTTGCGCCAACATCTTGTAGCGCAGCGTTCATTGCTACATCTTTATTGTAAGCAGCTTGCTGTTCTGGGCTTAAAGTTACACGCTGTTCATATTGCGGTGTGCCACCAACATATCCACGCACATTGTATTCAACCGAACCGTAAGGCGTGTATTGGTTCACCATGTTACCGGCTTGCGCGGCAATAGCAGCCTCTTTGTTGCCTTGAGCAGTAGCTTGCGCAGCTCCGGTGTAATCAGGGGCAGCAGGGGCAGAACCCTTGCCGCCACCGCCTTCCAGCGTCATGCGTCCACCAAGTGAACGGAAAGCCATTGCTGGCAGCATATCAAAATGGTTATAACGCATTTTTCAACTCCTTAACGAAGCGGCAATCTGCCTTCTTCATTTCAAAAACCACAATATCACCGCCATCATCGTGCATACCTTCAAACCGATGCACTTCCTTAAAACCTAAATTCTGGTCGTATTTCATCGCTTGCTCATTGTTGCTATTCACAATGCCAATAAGCGATTCCAGCCCGAGTTGTCGGAAAGGGTAATCAAATGTCGCCCACAATAATTTACGGGGCGTGTATTTCTTGTTGAAGTTTACAACGTGAATCTGGCAGGTTTTCCCGATAAAGTTAGTGAATCCGATACACCATTCAATGACTTTTGTATCAGGATTCGCCCAGAAAATAGCTTGCTGGTCTGCACTAGGCTGAACACCAATCTCTTTATGCAAGATTTCGGCAGCAAGTTCTCGTAGTTCTGGCGAATCTGCCACGATTAACATTGTTTACTCCTTTGCCTGATTATCGCGTTTACGCAATGCTTTGGCAAGTTTCTTTGTGTCTGCTTGATTGTATTCTTGAGCTACCGATTGGGGGATGCCAGCTTTCTTTGCAAACTCTGGCGAGTGGGCTGCAGCGGCCATAAAGCGGCGTTGTTTATCAGATACGCTTGGCATTAGATATTACCCCCTGCTTCGCCCATTACGTCCATAGCATAAAGTCGAATGTCAGATTCGTTAGTTTCAAACTGTATGTGAAAAGACCCCCAATACCCAATACCCGTCAGATTTTTCCATTGGTTTTTGATTACCAGCGAACCGCCATACACATCTGTTCCATATACCCCGGAGCCATATACGGCAACGGGCGATTCAACGGTGTAAGGTAACGAAATAGCGTTAGGATTGAGGTTAAAATCAACTTCCATCCGACCGCCATAAGCTAGGTCGGCAGTAGAACCGAGAACAATACGACCCATAGTCCAGCGTTTTAGCTGGCTGGCAGCACCAAAGTTCTGATAAGCAGGGAGAATGTCAGCTGTGATGTTTGAACCGTTATCCGATTGCGTGCTCCACGCTTTGGCAACATATCCATCAGAACCGAAGTAAAGGTTATCGTTAGCCATGTACCAGCAACGAGCATTTAACCCTGTCCACCTACTCCAGGCACCGGAAATGGTGTTCATTACATACTGATATGAAGTCGATGAACTTACAGGAATGTTCACCAACAGCATATTATTTGGTGGATACAGAAGCAAATCCCAACCGTGATTAGATGCATAGGTCGATGTGTCTTGTGCAATTTGCGGCTGAATCTTGTCGGTTAATTGTAGCCAAGTATTAACGCGGCTAGACATGAGCGATTTGCTCATTTGAGCAATGCCGTCTTTGTTAATAATTAAAAGGTCGCCACCGTATTTACAGGTATAGCCCACTTGTCCGGTGGGTGTGCCGATGTAAAACACACCTGTTAATTGCCATGTAGAGGCAGAAGCGGGGTCGGTTCCCGAATAAACGGCTACTTCGCCTTCTGTTGTAAATACAACAAAGTAATCATCCAATCCAGTACCGGCGTCAAGGCTCCAAGTATCAATCTTGATAATATGCCCACCCTTGCTAAAAATCGGGGCAAAGTCAAATGATTGGGCCGCGCCAGCAATCGAGTCGGTAGGTAGATACCACGCTTTTAACGAGTTATCTTGCACAAACCATAAACGGCGTTTGTGGGCAATAACGTCCAAGAAAACAGTATCAACAGGGCCGGTAATAGAATATGGGCTAGAACTGGTAGTTACTGTGTACCAAGTTGTTCCGTCAAACAGAATTGCATTGTCTGCGTTATTAACGTAATACGAAAAATACCCGCCAGAGGTCGCAAAATGCGTGTGTTTGAATACAGCACTTGTTAAGCCAGTAACCAATTCCGTAGGCGTTTCACCTTCAGCAGAAACGTCCAATAATTTTGATTCCGCACCAGTGTCAACACAGGCAATCAGCAGTTCTTCGCCAGAGGCGGCGTCGTAGTCAACAATCGTTTTGCAAGTACCCGTAAACTCTGCCCACTTTGTATATCCCTTGCGGATTTGAATTTCGCTTGGCAAGCAAAACACATTATCCAAGGTAGGTGCAAACGTAGGCTCCATGTTTGGAAGCGGGTCGCGTACATTCCAACCACCAATAGGGGCTGGAATAGATACAATGTTGGCTACTTTTTGTTTAGCTGGCATATCAATACTCCACGGATACGCGAACTTGCAGAGAACCCGCACCGCCAGAAGCAGCGTTCACGACAGCCGCAATTACAATAATTGCATCAGGGGCAGTAGGCTTAACTTTTGTTAAACCGCCTGTGTAGTTCTTATTGTAATAGAGAATATCCCCATCAGCCCATGTTTCGCCAACAGAAGAGCCAGATGTGTTGATTCCACGAACCAGACCAAAACCTGTAACAAAGCCAGAGCCATTGTTAGCAATGTCCATTGTGGCAACGCCCATTACATATTCGCGGTTTGCAGTAGTAATTCCAGTTGCCGGTGCGCCTTTAAGCTGACCAGAAGCGCCAACAGCGCCGCTAAACATAATTACTTGTCCGTTGGTAATAGCTGAACTAGCTTTAATCTTGTAGAACTGCTCTAAACCCGTTTGCTGAACTACTGCATCGTAACCCATTTGAATATCAAGAGTTCCGTCTTGGCTATTCCAATACAGCTTATCAAGAGGATTAGGGTAAACAGTAACTTTCACACTCGCTCCAAGCCGGAGATAGTTGCGGTTAAACCAGTAGCCGAACCTAACGCTAGCAAAGATTCATTGATGTTTAGAATCTGAAAGCCAGACCATTGCATCGAACTGTTTGCAGGAATTGGGGTGGAGTAGAACCCAAACGCATTGTCCGTAGAAGCAGAGCCGATATACATGGTCAGATTGATAGCGGAGGCAGTCGTATTGACTATCATCACATCAAGAATAGCAGTACGGCCATCAGGTTGCGATGTGTACAGCGTTGTGCTAGTGGCTCCTATTGCCTTTTGGCATAGGCGAGAAGGTGTGCCGGATAGGTTAGCAATCATTTTTTACTCCGGCCAATAGCCATATTCATGGATTGAATCTGCATTAGTCCATACCGATTTTGCCGGTACTTTTTGTTGCAGAATCTTATAGCCTTCTGGAAGATTAGATTCGCCATGCTGCTTCGCGTAGTTTGGATTGATCGTCACCCAATCTCCGGCGTTAATAGCGGTAATATCGCCTTCATTTGGTACGGCGCGGTAAATATCTACCATTTCTTCTGGCTTATTACGCATACGCTGGGCAAGAGCAAACGATTCTTTGTCTAGCTTTGTGTCGCCAGTTCCATAATATCGCACCGCATTAAGCGAATACACATCTTCTGGGTACATCTGGCCACCGCCAGTTAAATCGTGTAATGGTGCTCCAAACTCCGGCCCTGGGGCGGTATGCAAACCACGATAAGCTGCGTTTATATCGTCAGCTTTTTTAACCATGCCACCAAGCATTGGCACAAAAGGCAGCATACCTACTGCATAACCAGCGGTTTCTTGCCACGGTGCACCACGTTGTAAGGCCGCAAAGGTTTCGCCAGCGGCTTGTACGTCACCAACGCCAGGCGTAAAGCCAATCGCTGTGTTAACAATTGGGTTTTCATACATTTCTTTACCGGCGCGGCGCAGTAGTTCAACTGTCTTGCCACGCTGTATATCTTGTTCGCGTCCAGCTAAATCCTCCCGCATGGCGGGGGTCATCATCATTAAACCTTGGGCAAGTTTTCTGCGGTCAGCCATGTTTAACCCCTGCGGCGTAGGGCTTGTGCCATTTGCTGTTGTTGTGTGCCAGCCATGCGAAACTGATTGGGGTCTCGCATAATTTGTGCCGTGTTTCCGCTTGGCATGGGTTGTTGCATTCCCCTTGCCATGTTCTGAATACCTTGTCCCATCATTTTGTAAGCATTGGCTTGGTTTTGCTGTTCTTGAGCAGCGGCCATTTGCTGTTGAACAGCGTCAACTTGCGGCGCGGTCTGTTGTGGCGCGGTTTGCGTTGTTTGTGCTTGCTGCGGCTGATTCAAAAACTGTTGTCCAAGCTGGCTCATCATGTCTTGCTTCATACCCTGCGGCAAAGCAGCACCATATACGTTTAGAAGTCCGTAATTTGGGAAATTCATATTAGCCTCACTTGAACAAATTATATGCGGGGCCGAGCAAACCGCCGCCGATTACATCGCCCCATTTGTATTTACCAGAAGCAGCCGTACCAATGGGGTCTAACATCATTGCACCGCCAGCGCCACCAACCTTGTCGCCAAAGTTAATAACTCCGCGGGTTCCTTTTTCCATAAACGGGTGAACCGCTTTAACAGTAGGGCCAGCCAATGCCGCACCAACTGGGCCACCATAATAACCCATAACACCGCCCAAAGTAGCCCCGCCAACCTCTGCCCGATAGTCTTTGTGCGCTGTGCCAAAGTTATCTTTTTGGTTCCACATATTCGGGTCGTTCTGGTAGTTTTGAGCACCCTGCGCATAACCCATCAGAGCGCCACCGGCCGCACTTCCCCAACCGCCGCCAAGCTGCCCACCCTCGCCAAACCGGCCAGGGTCTGTAGATGTTGCATAACCGCCTGTCGGGGCAGATGCCGTACGCGCCCATAGTTCCAGTAGCCTCACCTGCGGGGCCACCAAATAAATTGCCGCCGCCTTGAGTTCCGCCACCCATCATAGAGCCCATCATGCCCATGTTTGGCATTTGCATACCGCCGCCAGATTTGCTGGTCGTGGTTGTAGTTCCTGCGGCGTCTTTTTCCAGCAGCTTGCGGGTTAATGTATCTTCATACCCTGGCATATAAGTTACTGGGCTTAAATACGGGTCTTGGCCGTAGTTATACAGCGCATTGGCTAATGCTTGGTTTTCGTTAAACTGAAAGCCAGTCGGTGTGTTTTGTGCGCTATTAGCATACTGCTGCCAAAGAGCAGACGTAATTTGCGGGTCGCTTGTGTAATCATCTTCAAAAGCCATGACGATTCCTTACTTTTGATTATTATTTACGCCAGCAACATGAAGCAAAGGAGAGGCTTGTTCGCTTCCCCAAAAATCAACAGGTTGTGGTTTGTTTTGCGGCTGTCCAGCAACGTGAAGCAATGGATTGGCCTGTTCCGCACTCCAAAAATCTGTTTGTTGTGGCTGCGCAGCCCGTAACAACTGAACCAATGAGCCTTGTTGCTGGCTTTGCGCAGGAACAGACATAACTGGCGCGTTTACATATTGCTGCACGTTTTGACGCGGAGCAGAGGGGAAACCCATGTAATTTGAATATAGTCCGTTCATGATTAGCTCGTCGTATTGCCGAAGCCGGTATCTGGCAGGTTGTTTTGAGTAAGCAGGATGTTCGGATAACGCGGGGCCATTGAAAGGGTGTCAGCACCAGCGTCTTGCGCCTTGAACTTGCTCAGTTCACGTTGGTAGTCAGAATACAGAGTCGTGGTGTCAAAGCCCTTAATCTCAAAGTATTTGAGTTTCGTGCCCAGAACCAACAGTCGGTCAGGAAACAGGAACGTATCCGTATCCACGGTTGCTGTGGTTTTAGCTACGCCAGCGGCAGACTCAACCCACGCATTTGATTGATATTCAAAGCCCAAAGTGACTTGAGTGGTAGCCATCGGCCAAATGGTGAACTTGTTACCCATGATGCGATAACGCATACGGGGGCCGGTGGTGATATAACTAGCTTTGAGCCATTGCCATTCTTGCGATGATTTCGGGCCAATCACCGACCAGCGGTTTGTTTTGTTGTATTGGGTTTTGTTTACCGTGCGCTGATAGTCAGACGGCATTGGATAATTTGCTTGTCCAAACGTATATTGCGTGTTTGAGAACGTTCCGGTAGCCGGAATGTTAATCGTTACCGTATTTGTCCCAGAATCAACAGCAGTAACGTAGGTGTCTTGTAACACACCATTGCCAATTACTTGAAAATTCGTTGTGATACCAGTTACGTCATCAAGTTGGATGGTTAATTCGTTTTCAACGATTGAGCCATTGACTTGAATCTGATTTGTTTCAAATCGGTATTCTTTCGCCAATACCTGCCAATTATTTTCGGTGGTTAACGTGTCACCAACACGGTTTAGAAGGGCTTGCAACTGGCGTACAGTTTCGTCCGTAGTGGATGAAACCGTAACGGGCACAGGCAACCCAAGCTCTAAACAAACATCTTGTACGTTTTGAAGAAGGGTCGCCATGTGCGTTACCTCATATCAGTTATTCCCCTGATTCTACCGTTTCCGTTTCTGTTTGGGTAGATTCTTTGGGTTTACGACCGCGTTTTTCAGTTGCAGCAAGCAATGCGGCCATTTGCTGTTGCAGTTGTTCAATTTGAGCCTGTTGCTGGGCAATTACATCTTCCGATGATTTCTTGCCACGGTTCAAAAACTCTTGCGCTTTGTTTTTCCACTGAATACCACCCATGATGCGAGCAAAGGCACTTTCCGGGGCTCCAGCCACTTGTTCAATGTATCTGAAGCCTTGGTATTGCAGTTCGCGTTTCAAGCCTTCTGGCACATTATCCCACTGCGCTAGAGGCGTTCCGTGGTCATAACTCTGCATATTCTTGTACGCTTCCCATTTTCGGGCAAATCTACGCTGATCCTGTTCGGTTACTTCCGAAATAATCTCAACGGTTTTATCACCTGGCACTTTAATGTGGATAAAGTCTTTCGGCTCACCATCAACCAGTTGTTCGTAAAACGATACGTCTAAAATCTCATCGCCAGAGGTATCTCCGACATAAGCGATTTGGTCAGACATTTGATTCTCCAA